AGGAGGCACATCTTATTCAGAGCTTACACAAGACCAAATCAATAAACTAGCTAGAACTGCTAAAAACCCCGCTACACCTTCTAGGATAAGAAAGCAAATTCAGGGATATCTTGACTCTGGTAAAAACCCAGGAGGAGAAAAACCGGATGAATACCCTGTTGATGCATTTACAAGAAATTACTTTAAAGATAAAGGAATAACAAATCCTACTGAAGCAGATTATAGAGTAGCAGCACATATGTTTCAAAGATCTCAGCGTAATAAATAATAGTAGGCGTCACTAAAGGAAATAATGGCATTTAAACTTAACAGATATAAACCTCTTCCTGGTATCGCTAGAAATGGGCAGCTTAACAAAAAGCTCAACATAAAGCATAAAGACCTTGAAAAAGGCGTAGTTGCTGAAGCTGTTAGTGAAAAGGAAATTGTTGTAGATAAAAACGTGCCTAGAGATAGCAAACTCTATAAACAAGCTATAGCTCATGAAAAAGTCCACTGTAAAGAAATGGCTAGTGGAAGAATTGCTTATGGAGATGACTGGGTTAGAAGTGACGGTAAGACGTATCCTAGAAAAGACGGTAAAATAAAATACAATGGTAAGTGGTACCCAGAAGGAGATAAAGTTTTTCCTTGGGAGAAGCGCGCTATGAAAGCGGAAAAAAATGTTTGAAATATTTAAAGACAATAACGAATGGAACGAAAAAGCAATAGTTGGGTTTGTAGCCTTTGCTCTTATGGTGGTGGTAATGATTGTGGATACTGTATCTGGAGCCGTAGGTAAAGACCTAGTAATAAACGAATTTGTGTACAATTCCTTTGTTTGGGTGGTTCTAGGATCATTTGGGATTAGTGGTGTAGAAAAGTTTGCGAAATGAATTTCTTAACTAATATATTTTCTGGAGGCGCAGCTGATCTTGTTGAAGGCGTAGGTGGAGTATTAGACAACCTCACTACATCGAAAGAAGAGAAGCTTGAAGCTCAAAGAAAAATAAAAGAATTAGTAGCCAATTATGAAGTTGAGATGGAAAAGAATATTACATCTCGATGGGAGGCGGATCTTAAGTCTGACTCGTGGCTTTCAAAGAACGTAAGGCCATTAACTCTTGTGTTCTTAATAGTATGCACGATGCTATTGATATTTATTGATGCTGGTGCAATCAATTTTAACGTGAAGGATTCATACGTGGATCTTCTTCAATTAGTATTAATAACAGTGATCGGTGCATACTTTGGTGGTAGATCACTAGAAAAAGTAAAAAAATAAAATGGGATTAAATTCAACAGCTACAGCTTACAACTTTGGACAGTTAGGTAGCGCGCATATTCACAACTCTAACAGCAACAGTCTAACCCCTCCAGACGGTATGGTGATAGTAGCTATTACAGCTCTTAGTGAAGTAGAGCTAGACGTTTTAACAGCGGACACTTCTAACTCTTTAGTTTATGGTGGAACTGAAACTAATAACTGCTACTTTGGTATAACTAACGCTAACACTGGCGGTAATGGAGAGGCTTTAGATTCTTCTGTTACAATTGCAGATGGTACTACTTTATACGGTAGATGGACTGCGGTTTCATTAGCTAACGTAGAGGGTGCTGGTGGAATCATCGCTTACTTTGGGTTTTAATGTCACTAGGTAACGCTAATACGTCAGCTCAAGCTAGAGGTAAAAATAAAGGTGTAAAGGTAAGACGCAGGAAGGAAGTTGTGGTTGCTAAATCATATAATGTAATGAATGGCAGCCCAAAACAAACTCAAGACGCTTGTAGTGTTAACAGCATATCAGGGTTGACTCAAAGCTATGTTCACGATGGTAGCGCGGCAGCACCGGCCGTTGGAGATAAGGTTTACTCAAGAGCAAGAGCTAACGATAAGTTTTTATTACAGTCTGGGCATTACAAAGTTGGGCCTTTCGGTAAATCGTTTTATAGTATAGAAATAAACTCATCAGGAGTTGTTGCAAGTAGAACAACTTGCGCAAGATAAACAATTTTAATTTAATATAATTTAATTATGGGAAAAAAGAAAAAAGAAAAGGTCGTAGACCTAAAGCCAGAAAAGATTACTGACGAACAGCTTAAAAAAGTTCAGGATCTTATCAATGCTATTAACCGTGGTCAGCTTGAGCTCGGAACTATTGAAACTCGCAAACACATGATGCTACACCAAGTTAGCGGTATTCAAGAGCAGCTAAGCGGTATGCAGAAAGAATTTGAAGAGCAATATGGTACGTTTGATATTAATATTCAAGACGGAACTATAAATTACAAAGAAGATGAGCCATCTGATTCGTAAGATCACGATAGGTAAAGACTACAAGAATGACGCTATGCACTATGCCGTTGGGCAAGAAGTGTATGGCGGTCATACTATTTGTGATATACTAGAAGAAGCTGAAAAGTATTCTATATATATTAGAAAAGACAAAGCTGTTATTCCTTGGAAAGATTTTAACAAGAATATGGCTATATCTGTAGAATATAACTTAGAATATTAATGCAGTCGCTTTACAACTTTATTGTAGAGCCTATAGGTGAAAGATATAACAACAAAGCTAAAGTAGGTGATAAAGAGTTAATACTTAACACTGAGGTGTTTAATCATCATTACGTTAATAGACTAGCTAAAGTTTTATCTATACCCAAGCTCACTAAGACTGAAATACAAGTTGGTGATACTGTACTAGTACACTTCAACGTATTTAGACGTTGGCACGATGTAAAGGGTAGAGAGCGTAACAGTAGATCATATTACAAAGAAAATAAATACTTTGTGAATGATGATCAGATATTTTTGTACAAGCGTGACTCTGAGTGGATATGCCCTCAAGGTTACTGCTTTGTGCAACCCATTAAGGACAATAGCAAACTAAGCGTTGACACTGAATTACCTTTGGTTGGTGTTGTTAAACATACTGATGGCAGAGCAGAGCTAAACTCTCTTGTAGGTTTTAGACCTAGAGTAGAGTGTGAGTTCGTTATTGATGGTAAGCGCTTATACCGTATACCATCTCAATTTATTACAATTAAATATGAATATCAAGGAGACGAAGAAGAATATAATCCAAGCTGGGCACAGAGCGGTTGAGGAATTAATCAAAGTAGCTAAAGAAGCTATTGTTGATTCAGATGATGATATATCAGCTGATAGACTCAAGAATGCCGCTGCCACAAAAAAGCTCGCGATCTTCGACGCCTTCGAGATACTAAACAGAATCCAAGAAGAAGAGAATCTTTTAGAAGGTAAAGCACCTGAAGAAAAGAAAGAAAGAGTATTCAAGGGTTTTGCTGAGGGTAGATCAAAGTAATGTACGAGCAAAGTTTAGTTAAGGTTGTAGAGCCAGTTAAGAAAACAACTATCACGAGGCTTAATCGTGGTAAAAAATGGAAATACGGTTATGATAAAGACCATGATATCATTGTTATATCAAAGACTGGGCAGATCGGCGAAATCCTTGAAATCCAAGGGTTGCAAATTGCGTTGCCTAGAGTGCCCACCGGGAATGTGCTTCGACATAAAGAAGAGAAATGGGTAAGAGCTGAATACCCAAAAGAGCTCAGCCGTATAAAAAGTATATTCGACTGGAGAGACTATCCAGACGAACAGAAAGAAATATGGTACGACTATATTGACGAAGAGTTCAAGCGTAGAGACGAAGGATTCTGGTTTATCAATAAAAGCGTACCAACGTACATAACAGGTGCACATTATATGTACCTGCAATGGAGCAAGATTGACGTTGGAGCTCCAGATTTTAGAGAGGCGAACAGACTATTCTTTATATTCTGGGAAGCCTGTAAAGCTGATAAGAGATGCTATGGGATGTGCTACCTTAAAAACCGTCGTTCAGGTTTCTCGTTTATGTCGTCAGCTGAAACAGTTAACTTAGCCACTATATCGAGTGATAGTAGATATGGGATACTCTCTAAGTCTGGAGCCGATGCAAAGAAGATGTTTACTGATAAGGTTGTACCTATATCTATAAATTATCCTTTTTTCTTCAAGCCCATACAAGACGGTATGGATCGTCCAAAGTCTGAGCTTGCGTATAGAGTTCCGGCTAGTAAGTTTACTCGTAAGAAAATACAGAGCAACGAACAGCTTGAAGAGATAGTAGGTCTTGACACTACAATCGACTGGAAGAACACTGGTGATAACAGCTATGACGGTGAAAAGCTGAGCTTGCTAGTACATGATGAGAGTGGTAAGTGGGAGAGACCTGATAACATATTAAACAACTGGCGAGTTACTAAAACCTGCTTAAGGTTAGGTAGTAGAATCGTTGGTAAGTGCTTAATGGGTAGTACCAGTAATGCGCTTGACAAAGGTGGAGATAACTTTAAAAAACTATACAATGATTCTGACGTCACACGACGAAATCGTAATGGACAAACAAAGTCTGGGCTTTATTCTCTCTTTATCCCAATGGAATGGAACTATGAAGGATTTATTGACGAGCACGGACTTCCAGTCTTTAATTGTGGACGTGATGATGAACGACATGGACCAGACGGTGAACTGATAGACGTAGGTGTTATAGAAAACTGGGAAAATGAAGCTGATGGCTTGCGTGACGATCAAGATGCGCTCAACGAGTTTTACAGACAGTTTCCACGTACTGAAGAACACGCGTTTAGAGATGAGACTAAAAACAGTATATTTAACTTAATTAAGATATACGAGCAGATAGATTTTAACGAAGGTAGTAGACACGGTGCACATGTAACTACTGGTAGTTTTGGCTGGATCAGCGGTGTTAAAGATAGTAAAGTTGTTTTTAACCCAGATCCAACAGGTAGGTTTAAAGTAAGCTGGGTGCCGCCAGTTCACTTACAGAATAGGCAGATAATTAAAAATGGAATTAAATATCCCGGTAACGATCATGTTGGCGCCTTTGGTTGCGATAGTTATGACATCAGTGGCACAGTTGATGGTCGCGGTTCTAAAGGAGCTTTACACGGACTTACAAAATTTTCTATGGAAGACGCGCCACCGAGCTCGTTCTTCTTAGAGTATATAGCAAGACCACAAACCGCAGAAATGTTTTTTGAAGACGTTCTAATGGCACTAGTGTTTTACGGCATGCCATTGCTTGCAGAGAACAACAAACCTAGATTATTGTATTATCTACGCCGTAGAGGCTATAGAGGTTATAGTATGAACAGACCTGATAAATCATGGAACAAACTATCGACTGCTGAAAAAGAAGTTGGTGGTATACCAAACTCAAGTGAAGATATTAAACAAGCTCATGCTGCAGCTATTGAAATGTATATTAACGATCACGTTGGTCATATAGGCGAAGGCAATTACGGTACTATGTATTTTAATGATACATTACAAGACTGGGCCAAGTTTGATATAAACAAAAGAACTAAGCATGACGCTTCTATAAGTACTGGTTTAGCTATTATGGCTTGCAACAGACACTTATATGCTCCACACGCAGAGCGTCAAAGACAACCTTTAAACTTGAATATAGCAAAATACAACAACGAGGGTGTAAACTCTAAATTAATAAAATAAGCATGGCTGAGTCAGTATATGTTAGTTTTCCAAGGCAAGATGTTAGTGATGAAGAAAAAAACTCTATAGAGTACGGTGAAAAAATTGCTAAAGCTATCAACCAAGAGTGGTTTGGTAATGAGTATAGCGTTAGTAAGTATTCGTCTTCTTCTAATGAGTTTCATAGGCTAAGATTATATGCACGTGGAGAGCAACCAGTTCAAAAATATAAAGATGAGTTATCTATCAACGGTGACTTGTCTTATCTTAATTTAGACTGGAAGCCAGTACCAATTGTATCTAAATTCGTAGATATAGTTGTTAACGGTATTGCTGAAAGAACATATGACATTAAGGCTTTTTCTATAGATAAGTCAGGCTCTGAAGAAAGAGCTAACTTCATGGATGCTATTGCCGGTGATATGGAAATGGAGGAGTTTGACTCTCAAATGATGGGGCAGCTTGGTTTCGATACGTCTCAAAGTGGCAGACGAGAATTACCTGGTTCAAAAGAAGAGCTAGAGTTGTATATGCAGCTTGAATACAAACAGGCGATAGAGATAGCGGAAGAGCAGGCTGTAGATCTCATGTTTGAAGGAAATAATTATGAGTCAACTAAGAAAAGATTTTTCTACGATTTAGCTGTACTAGGTATTGGATCAGTAAGAACAGGTTTTAATAAATCTCAAGGTGTTACTGTAGATTATGTAGATCCAGCTAATTTAGTTTATTCTAAAACAAACTCTCCTTACTTTGAGGATATATACTACGCTGGTGAAATAAAGACGTTTCCTATTAACGAGCTAGTTCGACAGTTTCCAGATCTTACTGAAGCAGAAATTGAAGAGATATTAGATAAAAACTATTATCAAGACAAACAGCACGATTATAAGTATGGTAAGCCTAGAGCCGATAGAAACCAAGTAACAGTTCTTTACTTTGATTATAAAACATATAATAACGAAGTATATAAAGTAAAAACTACAGGCACCGGTGGAGAGCGCGCTATAAGAAAGACAGACAAATTCAACCCACCAAGCGATAAGACTGGTGATTTTACTAGAGAGTCTAAAAAAGTTGAAGTGCTTTACAGCGGTGTGTTTGTTCTTGGTTGTCAAAAGCTACTGCAATGGGGATTATGTACTAATATGATGCGACCTAAGAGCAACTACAATAAAGTAAAAATGAATTACAGTATTGTAGCGCCACGTTTGTACAATGGCCGTATTGAAAGTTTAGTTAGTAGAATTACTGGGTTTGCTGACATGATTCAGCTTACGCATTTAAAATTACAGCAGGTTATGTCTAAGATGGTGCCAGATGGTGTGTACCTCGATGCAGACGGGCTTGCTGAAATAGATTTAGGCAACGGCACGAACTATAACCCGCAAGAAGCGCTTAATATGTTCTTCCAAACTGGTAGTATTATAGGTAGAAGTTTTACCTCTGAAGGTGATATGAATCCTGGTAAAGTACCTATTCAAGAAATAAACTCCAGCAGTAAAGGTGCAAAGTTACAGTCGTTAATACAAACCTACAACTATTACGTGCAAATGATACGTGACGTAACAGGTCTTAACGAAGCTCGTGACGGTAGTATGCCTGACAAAAACGCATTAGTAGGTATTCAAAAGCTAGCTGCAGCTAATTCAAATACAGCTACTAGACATATACTTCAAGCTGGTTTATTAATTACTGCTGAAACAGCGGAAAAAATATCTTTACGTATATCTGATATTATTGAGTACTCACCTACTAAAGAAGCCTTTGTAGAGGCTATCGGTCATAGAAATGTAGCTAAGCTAGAAGAGATATCAGATCTACATTTACATGACTTTGGTATATTCATACAGCTTTCACCTGACGAAGAAGAAAAGCAATTACTTGAAAACAATATACAAATGGCTCTTCAAAAGAACAGTATTGAGCTTGAAGATGCTATTGATATAAGAGAAATAAAGAATTTAAAGCTAGCTAATCAATTATTAAAAATACGTAGAGCTAAAAAGATTGAGCAGGACAGACAGCAGCAAATGCAAAACATACAAGCGCAAACACAGTCTAATCAGGCCTCAGCGCAAGCTGCCGCGCAAACTGAAGTGCAAAAGCAAAACGCTATTACACAGAGCAAGATACAGCTGGTACAGGCTCAGGCGGAAGTTGACACTCAAAAGCTTCAATTTGAAATGCAAGCAAAAAAAGAGCTGATGGAGCTAGAGTTCCAATACAACATGCAGCTTAAGGGCGCAGACACTGAAAATCTAAAAACGCGCGAAAAACAAAAAGAAGACAGAAAGGACGAAAGAACTAAAATACAAGCTACTCAACAAAGTGAACTTATAGACCAAAGAAAAGGTGGAAAACCGCCTAAAAACTTTGAGTCAGCAGGTAATGATACTATGGGAGAGGGTTTTAGTTTAGAAGCTTTTGGACCTAAATAACAATTTATATTTTATATTATGGAAGACAATAACCAAACAGACCTTGAAGAAGTAATTCAAAAGGTCGAGCAAGAAGCTACAGTAGAAAAAGTAACTGAAGAGCCTAAGTTTGAAAGCGAAGGTGATGACAATGTTACTAGAGTAGATTTATCAAACCCACCAACCAATGAAACTGAAGAAAGTGACGTTGACAACTCAGGAGTGGCTGGAGTCGATGAAGACACCGAGCCCGCACAAGTTGAAGACGAAATACAACAGGAAGCAGAAACACAAGAAGAACCTAGAGTACTAGAAGAAGTAACTGAAGAAGATACTGTAACCAAAGAAGAGGTTATGGAGGCTCTTGATGAATCAGAAGCTACTGGAAAGCCACTACCTGAAAATATTCAGAAACTAGTAGATTTTATAGAAGACACTGGCGGAGATATTGAAGACTATGTTAAGTTAAATAGAGACACTAGCGGCTTAAGTAATACTGAAGCTCTACGTGAATACTACAAAAACACTAAACCTCATTTATCTTCAGATGAAGTTGATTTTTTAATCGAAGATCGATTTTCATATGATGAAGATTTAGATGACGAAAAAGATATTAAACGTAAAAAATTGGCCCTCAAAGAGCAAGTTGCCGAGGCCAAAGCCCACTTAGACGGGCAAAAGTCTAAATACTACGAAGAGATTAAAGCTGGAAGTAAGCTCACACCTGAGCAGCAAAAAGCAATTGATTTCTTCAACCGATACAATAAAGAGTCGGAACAAACCAATAAGGCTGTAAAACAAAGCAGCGACATTTTTGAAAAGAAAACAAATAATCTTTTTAATGACAAGTTCAAAGGTTTTGAATATAACGTCGGAGAAAAAAGATACAGATTCAATGTAAAAGATGTCGAAGGTGTTAAAGCTAAGCAAAGCGATATAAATAATTTAATGACAAAGTTTGTCGATAAAAATAAAACGCTATCAGATGCTGCTGGATACCACAAAGCTATATATACAGCTATGAACGCAGACGCCGTTGCTCAACATTTTTATGAGCAAGGGAAAGCTGATGCTTTAAAAGAAAGCATTAAGAAGTCTAAGAATATTGATATGAATCCAAGAGGTACTCATGAAGAGGCTAAAACTGGAGGAATAAAAGTTCGTGTTCTAGGTGATGATTCAAACTCTTTTAAGTTCAAAATGAAAAATAAACGATAAAATTTAAAATTAAGAAAACATGGCAATTACTGCAGGAGATAATTTGAACAAAGTTTTAGCTTCTCAGAAGCAAACGCTTCCTTCAAACTATCTAGACTTAGCGTCTACAACTGATCAAGGTTGGGCGCAACAATACGTACCAGATCTAATGGAGAAAGAAGCTGAGGTGTTCGGTCCAAGAACAATCTCAGGTTTCCTTTCGCAAGTTGGAGCTGAAGAATCAATGACCGCTGACCAAGTTGTTTGGTCTGAGCAAGGTCGTTTACACCTTTCATACAAAGGTACTGTCGTTGTAGCTGGTGGTCTTACTGGCGGTAACGGTGGTAAGTTTACTGTTACTAGCGATATCGACGGCGGAGCCATCACAGACACACATGGTGTTAGAGTTAATGATACTGTTATCCTTTCTTCTAACAACAAGGTTATTAAGGCTCTTGTTACTGAAGTAAGTGGCGCAGATATCGAGGTTGAGCCTTATGATGCTGCTAACTGTACTGGTCTTTCTACTGGTACGGGTGCTACTACACTACTTGTGTACGGCTCTGAGTTTGGTAAAGGAACTAACTACAATAGCGCAGCTGCTGCTGCTACAGACAGACGTGGAGCTAACGAGCCTACGTTCAAGTCTTTCAGCAACAAGCCTATCATCATCAAGGACTACTACGAAGTATCTGGATCAGATGCATCTCGTATTGGTTGGATCGAAGTAGCGGCAGAAGATGGCCAATCAGGTTACCTATGGTACCTAAAGGCTGAGGCTGACACGCGCGCTCGTTTTACTGATTACTTAGAGATGGCTTGTATTGAAGGTATCAAAGGTAGCGGTTCTAACGACGCTGACGCATTCCTAGCTGAAGATGGTAAGCCAATCGGTACTGAAGGTTTATTTGCTGCAATCGAAGATCGCGGTAACTTAACTTCAGGTGTTACTGGTGTTAACGCTGCTACTGACCTAGCTGAGTTCGATGCTATCTTAGCTGAGTTTGATAAGCAAGGTGCTATTGAAGAAAACATGATGTTTGTTAACCGTGCGACTAGCCTAGCTATCGACGACATGCTTGCGTCTATGAATTCTTACGGTGCTGGCGGTACTTCTTATGGAGTATTCGATCAGTCAGAAGATATGGCTCTAAACCTTGGGTTCTCAGGTTTCCGTCGCGGATCTTACGACTTCTACAAGTCTGACTTCCGTTACTTAAACGACAAGGCTACTCGTGGAGGTATTAATGATACTGCTGGTTCTGCTGCTATTCGCGGCGTTATTATTCCAGCTGGTACTTCAACTGTATACGATCAGCAGCTTGGTAGAAACCTAAGACGTCCGTTCCTACACGTACGTTACAGAGCTTCTCAAACTGACGATCGTCGTATGAAGACTTGGGTGACTGGTTCAGTAGGTGCTGCTACATCTGCGCTTGACGCGATGCAGCTTCATATGCTATCTGAGCGTTGCTTGATCGTTCAAGGAGCAAACAACTTTATGTTGATGAACTAAACTATATTTGGTGAAACTACCCTGCCTTCGGGTGGGGTAGTTTTATATTAACTTTTATTATATTATATTATGGCAAAAAAGAAAAAAGAAGTAGAGGTTGTAGAAGAACCTCTAGAACAGCTCGTGGCTGTTGAAGAAGTTGTAGTTGAAGAAACTCCAACACCTAAAGTTGTGGTTGCTGAAAAACCAGCCGCTAATACTTGGGAGATAAAAGATAGAGTATACTACTTGACAGGTAACAAAAAGCCTTTGTCTAGATCTATTAGATCTACTAATATATTCTGGTTTGACGAGGAAAAAGGTTTTGAGCGAGAGCTTAAGTATTGCGAAAATCAACGAACTTGTTTTGTAGACGAAATGAAGGGCGATCAAAGATTGTCGCATGTTATTTTTAGAAACGGAGCTTTGTTTGTACCTAAAAACAAAACAGTACTTCAAAAGCTACTGTCGCTATACCACCCTCATAGAGATCAGATGTTTTACGAGTATAAACCAGTAGAGGTTGCTGCTAACGAGTTGGATATTTTAGAAATGGAAATAGAGGCTCTAGATTTAGCAAGGTCTTTAGATATTGACTTCTTAGAAGCTGTTATGCGAGTAGAAGTTGGTTCTAAAGTAGCAGAGATGAGCTCTAAGGAGGTTAAACGTGATTCATTGCTATTTGCACGCAATAATCCTAGTTTGTTCTTAGAATTAGCTAAAGACGATAATGTTCAACTTAGAAACTTTGGTATTAAAGCCACTGAGCTGGGTATTATTAAGCTGTCTAATGATCAGCGACATTTTATGTGGGGTAGTAACAACAGGAAACTAATGACTATTCCATTTGACGAACATCCATATTCAGCGCTTGCCGCTTGGTTTAAGACTGATGAAGGTATGGAAGTTTATGCAAGTATAGAAAAACGATTAAATTAATAATCACTTAGTTGGGCGGCCACCCTTCGGGGTGGTCACTAACTATAAATAACGAATTATGGCAGTAAGTGTAGATAGAGTATATCAAACAGTATTAGCAATAGCTAATAAAGAACAAAGAGGTTATATAACTCCACAGGAGTTTAACTTATTCGCCAACCAGGCTCAAAACGAAATATTTGAGCAATATTTTTATGACCTCAACCAATCACGCAGAGTTCCGGGTAATGAAACAGTAATATCAGATCCAAGAGATATTATAGAAGAAAAAATATCTTTATTTAAGGTAAGCCCTCCCGACCAAAACGTTGATGTAAGTGGTGAGTATTTGAATCTAAATAACATATCTGATATTCACAAGCTAGAGTCTGTTTGCGTGTGTTACAAAAATCAACCATCCGCGGCTTCATATGGATATTCATCATCAGGTAGCTCAGATATTTATGTTGTAGCAGAAGAATTAAACAACGCTAGTGAACTGAAAAAAAGGAGTAGCGCTAGACTTACAGCACCCACGTTTAAAAGGCCAGTATTTACAAGATCAGGTGGTATATACGGTTCTATTAGCATATACCCAGCGCCAAACCCTCAAACAGACAAAGTTAAAGTTGATTATATTAGAAAACCTAATACTCCTAATTGGACGTATGTAGTAATAAATCAAAACGCGTTATTTAATCCAAGCTTAGAAGCTGGATGGCGAGACTTTGAGCTTCACCCTTCTGAAGAAAAAAATTTAGTAGTAAAAATTTTACAAATGGCTGGACTATCTATTAAAGACTTTGAGTTAGCGCAAGCGAGTTCAGGCAAAGAAGTAAATATGATTCAACTTGAAAAAGCATAATTAAATGGGTTTACTAGACGGAACTACACACAAACAATACTATCAAGGCAATAACTTTGGTAATTATCAGTTCATATCGCTAGATGATATTATAACTCAGTTTGAGATTATGTACGTTGGCGAAGATAAATTAATAAATAAAGCAAAACGAGCTGACATATCTTTTCATGCTCATAGAGCTTTAGCTGAGCTATCATTTGACGTTTTTAAATCATACAAGTCTCAAGAGATTGAAGTGCCACCTAGCTTAACAATGGTGCTTCCTCATGATTACGTAAACTATACTAAGATATCTAGGGTCGAAGAAAACGGTATAAAAAGAGTTTTATATCCTACTAAATATACTTCAAATCCTTTTCAAATTAAACAAGAGGAAAATGGTGAGTATAGTTTCCCTACGTCTTCTAACCTTTTAATTAATGGGGATTTTTCTGATAATTTAAATGGTTATCAGTACTCGCCAAATGTAAAAACAAAAGAAGGGGTTTTAACTTTTTTACATAAGCCCGAAATTCTTGGAGATAATTTTCATGGTTTTTCTTATGGCGTATGGCAAGAGATAGACGTGTCAAACGTTAACACAGTGAACATATCAGCCGATGGCGTTGCAGAAGGCGTAGGTATCGTCAGACTAGGATTAAGCGCTACCCCAGGAGACTACAATAATATAGGTATTTCTGTTACTACTAATGGCCCTGATTTTGGTGGCATTGGAGTGACTCAATCTGCATCAACTAATTCTACTTCAGACATATACTTGCAAAATGCGTTTTTAGAGTGGGATGGTGTTACGAGCACACAAACCCTATCTAATATCGATGTGAGTAACTACCAAAGTATATTTGTCTTAATAACGTCTAACGCTGAGTTTGCAACTTCTGGCGCTGCTAGTATTATTAACACAATAGATAACGTATCAGTTACCAACGCTCAAGCAGGTAACTTTTTAATACACGCCGCCGCTGACGGTGTTAGTTCTTCAACTTGGGATAGTTACAAATCTTTTGACTCTACCGAAGACGTAGACGACTATAAATACCCTAATAGATATGTTGACCTAGTTAATAGATATGGTTTAGACACGCAGTTAGCTCAAACTAACGGTAGTTTCTATATTGACGAAAGATTAGGTAAAGTACATTTTTCTTCTAACATTAGTGGAAAAACTGTAATCTTAGATTATATAAGCGATGGCTTAGGTACTGACGAAGAAATGCAAGTACCTAAACTAGCTGAAGACGCTATGTACAAGCACATCTTGTACGATTTAATATCGACTAGATCAAATATTGGTGGAGGCAGATTAGCTTTCCATAAAAAAGAAAAGTTCGCGGCTGTTAGAAAAGCTAAGTTAAGATTATCTAACATTAAGCTAGAAGAGCTTACTCAAATACTTAGAGGTCAGTCTAAACACATAAAACACTAATTCATGCCGGAAATTAAAAACACTTTTAGTCAAGGTAAAATGAATAAAGACCTTGACGAAAGGTTTGTGCCTAATGGCCAATATAGAGATGCTTTAAATATAGATATCACCTCATCTGAAGATGGATCTGCTGGTACAGCTCAAAACATACCAGGTAATTTACCAGTTGAATATTTGGTTTCTTCTAACTGCGTTTGCGTTGGTAGCATTGCTAATGAAAGAACAAATAAATTATATTGGTTTATTAAAGGCGAAAACAGAGACGCTATACTAGAGTACGATCAAAACACTGGATCTACTCAGTTTATTGCAGTTGACTTAGCTGGCACCAGCGAGTATCAAGGTCTAATATCATTTTTAAACTTTACAGGAAGCCAAATAACCGGTATTAATATAGTTGATGATTTTTTGTTTTGGACAGATGGAATCAATGAACCAAAAAAAATAAATATTTCTAAGTCTAGCCAAGCTAACCCTGCGCTTACTTTTCAAAACCAAGACCACGCATATTTATATATCGATGGCGTACAAGGCGTTCACCTTGAAGAAAAACACGTTACTGTAATTAAAAGAAAGCCTAGCGTGGCTCCAACGGTAAAAACTATAAACGCTAAAGGAGATGCTGGCGAAGCTATATTTGAAAAAGTTTTACCTAGATTTTGTTTTAGATACAAGTACAAAGACGGTGAGTACTCAGCGTTTGGTCCATTTACTGAGGTAATTTTCAACCCACAGTACGATAATTTAGTAAACGCATCTAACTCTTATATTCCTGACGAGCCATATAATAAATCTATGGTTAACTTAATAAAGTCTATTGAGTTATACGATTTTGTGCCTTCAGATATTCCAGAAGACGTAGTTCAAGTAGATATTCTGTATAAGCAAGAAAACTCACCTGTTATTTATTCTGTAGCAAATATTAAATATACAGATTCAGAGTGGAGTGAAAATGGATCTGCTCAATTTACTGAAGGTGTTGAAACATCTCATAAGGGTAAATACGTAATATCAAACGAAACAATACAGGCGGCGCTTCCAGAGAATCAATTTTTAAGAGCGTTTGATAACGTGCCTAAAGCAGCTCTTGCTCAAGAGATCGTAGGCAATAGATTAGTATACGCCAACTACAAACAGGGCTATGATTTTGTAGAGTCTATACCAGGTATCGATGGTGGATACCAGAGGCGACCTAATCAAGACTTTACTAAAGGCGGTTTAAAACACATCAAGTCACTTAGAGAATATCAGCTGGGCTATGTTGTAGGTGATAAATACGGTAGAGAAACTCCAGTTATTAGCTCTAATGACGCTGGTTTAAAAGTAAGATGGTCTACTGGTGTATACGGTTTAGCTGCAAGCAACTCGTTTATGCTCAATGCTAGATTAACTTCTGCGCTACCGGAGTGGGCTGAATACTATAAGTTTTATGTTAAGTCAGACTCAGCTGAGTATTATAACTTAGTTATGGATAAGTCGTATTTTCCGCATACTCACTCAGAGTTTGAAAATACTCAAGATCACTTTTATATATCTTTTCCTTCTTCTGATAGAAACAAGTTGACAGAAGATGACTATATTATTGCTAAGAAAATATACGATGGCAGTAATACTCAAGTAGCTCAAGAAAACAAGTATAAAATATTAGACATCAGTAACAACGCTCCTAGTGCTGTTAAGTACGTGTTTTACAGTTTAGGTCAGGTTGACAATAATAGCGGTGGATTAAATGGAGATTCAGGGTTATTTTACACTGACTCTGGCGATACTGAGAATTTAAGAATAGACAGAGAAACAACTTTAATTGCTATCAGGAGAGACGTATGGCTTGATGAATTTGGCGCGTTTTTATTAAAAACTGATGGTGGTGACGACGTAGAGCTTCAAGGTTCATATGCTCAAAACATGTATGTATCATGGCAGCTTGGCGACCAGCACTCTGATAGATACAAAGTATCTGACGTTAGAACTGGTAGTTATGAAAATTTTGCTTTACGCCTTGAAAAACAAATATCTAACAAAGACGCTAGATTAGCGTCTGTTAATGGGGTTATTACTCCAGAAGCAACCAACGTAGCGTTAAACTTAATATTTAAAATAGAGAAAAGAGAGCTTAGAAGTGAAGAAGATTTTAGCGGTAAGTTTTTTGTTAAGATACAGCATAATAACTATTTAACCACTTTAGATCAGTCTGATCAGTTTTATTTATCTGCTGACGCGCAATCAGCATATCTAAGAAACACTCATACTCCTGGGACGTTTGATGAAACATCTAGTATTATTAACTCAGATTCAGAAACTATTCCTAATACTATTTCAGCAACTCCAGAAGGAACTATATCTGACGAAGAAGGCGATTGGAGTACTTTAGTTAGTAGTGGTGTCCAGTTTTTTATAGACGATGCTTATTTTATATCATCAAACCCTTCTCAGTTTTCATACGCTAAAGAATCAGGTGAAGGATGGTGTGGAGCTAGAACAGAATATAGACCTATAGAGTGGGTTGGAGATTCCTTTGAAGAAGGTGTAGATGAAGATAATGAGCCAATAGTATATAGCGGTTGGGAATATAGTACTAGAGTTTCGCTATCCCCTACACCACAGTGGCCAGCTGGAGACTCTGGTAAAGAAAACCTAATAAATTCTGTAGAAGGAATAGTTGAAACTACAGATGTTCACACTTCAGGCGCTAGAAGGTGGGTTAACGACACTATATACGGTTCTAGATCTTCTATAGAATATGATGCAACATATACCGAAGAAGACGGTAAGTTTTTTATGCACCTTTCTTTTCTAGCACCTGGAGACGATTTGCACGACGGGTTTGAAGATACAACTCTTGAAGGCGTGTATTTAAAAGGTCCTGATAGTATAGCTAGCAAAATGCAAGGCATATGGGGAGGCGGTGTATTTACTTTAAGCGCCTTAGTTCAACCTACTGCTTCAACAACAAACGTAAGTTCTTTAACAACTAGTAATTTCGGTCAAAGCCAATTAAAATACGTAGAGTTTGAGGGTAATTACGATGCTGAAGGTAACGCTTTAGAGGAAGCCCCTGGCTGGAATGGCGTAAACTCTATTGGTGAAGGCTATGATTCAGAGTATGCAAAAAAACACGTTGAGCAATGGAATCCTGCGTATTCAGAAAACGGTATAGATAACGAAATACAAGCTTTTGTAAGTAAGTTAACTACCGCTGGTAGTAAGTTTAGGTTTAAAAGAGATGTAGACGAAACTGTTTACACTATTAAGTCTGTTCAAGAAAAACACTTATACAACCACACCTCTTGGAGAACAAGGGTTCTTTATGATGGAACAGGATATATTTTCGCAGACAACAGTGTTGAAGAGGCGGCTAGCGCGTGGGCTAACGCGGCTAACGCAGGTGGCGAACCAACAGACGCGTCTTTAGCTGAAGCTCTTTGTGGAAAAATTGTAGACTTTGGTCAAGCAAATAACAGAAGAGTTTGCTACGTAATAGAGCTTGACAAAAATCCAGAAACACATTATGATCCGAGAGGTGATTACGATGCTACTTTAAGTAGCACTGATTTAATAGAGTTTTTATCAGATATACCGCCAGCTCTTAGCGGTGATTTATTTAGTGCGCCTACTATATGGGAAACAGAGCCTGGTCAATTAGCAGATTTAAATATATACTTTGAAGCGAGTGGTAACATACCTACGAGAATAGAGGGTGAAAATAGAGAAATATTTGCACCTATAGGTTCTTCTGTAAGCTTGTCTGATTTACCTTCAGGCTTAGTTGTTGAGCTTCCTCTTGATACTAACGGCGATACTCAAGAGTTAAAACTTGTAAATTGGGTTGGAAATAACACTCTTAAGCTCGAGCCTGGTTTGCCTGCTACAGACGTTATAGGCGACGCTGCTGACTACACTGGCGCGATACTTAAGTTCACTAGAGCCGACGGTAGCTATACTCAAGCCAAAATATTTGATAATGATCCAGTCAACAACGAAGGTTTAGATTTAAAGCAGTTCTTTAATGTACAAATAGAAGTTGATACCACCTTAGATGTTGGTTTAAATTGGTTTAACTGTTTTTGTTTTGGCGATGGTATTGAGTCAGATAGAGTTAGAGACGGTTTTAATGAAATGAGAATATCTAGCGGCGCTAGAGCGTCTGCCACTGTAGAAGAACCTATACTCGAAGAGCACAGGACCAACGGTTTAATATATTCAGGGATTTACAACTCTAATTCTAAAGTAAATAATTTAAACCAGTTTATTGCTGGAGAGAAAATAACAAAAGATGTAAACCCAACGTATGGTAGTATACAAAAGTTATTTACTAGAAATGCTGATCTAGTTACTCTATGTGAAGACAAGGTTTTAAAAATACTAGCAAACAAAGACGCATTATTCAATGCCGATGGTAATCCTCAACTTGTAGCTACCGAAAGAGTTTTAGGTCAATCTATTCCTTTCGCTGGTGATTACGGAATATCTACCCATCCTGAGTCATTTGCAGCAGACTCATTTAGAGCTTACTTTGCTGACAGACAAAGAGGTGCTGTATTAAGATTATCTAAAGACGGGTTAACGCCTATATCCGACGCTGGCATGAGAGACTGGTTTAGAGATAACTTGGTCAACAACGCTCAGCTTCTAGGCAGCTTTGATGCATATAGTAAGCATTATAATTTAACAATAAGGCCAAAAGTATTTACTACACCTATTATCAACGATACTATTTCTGAAGGTGAAGTAGTTCAAGAGTTTACCAATAATACTAATAAAGTTACTGACGGCGCTTTAAACTCAGGCTTTCCTTTTCAAGGTGAAAACACGATAAACGAGCTTGTTAATCAAAACGTAATAAATCAAAACTATCTTCCTGGTGAGGTAGCTGAGGTTACCGAGCTAGATTCTAGTGTATTAATATCGCAAAACGAAGCGCTTGATAGCTCTACTACAATACAGTCTTTTCCAGCAATTTCATTTAACGAATATCAATCAGCAGGCGTTATAGAAGGAGAAACAATTGAAGGTGAATATAATCCTATTTTTGGAAGTGGTACTGGATTTTCGATGTATTTTGATGCCGACGATTTAACCGCTACTATCAACGATCCTAACGCAGCGAACTGCTTTGATTCTGATGATGGAATTGGAAGCTCGCAAGGCGCTAAGTTTTATATTGATAGATACTCGAATCACAATAATCCTACTGGATCTCAGTCGGGTGGGAGCTCCGCGTCTATACAGACTACTGGTAGTAATTACGATGAGATTAACGAACCAATACCGCAAAACAACTTTGACAGCTCATACTGGCCTTATAATACGCCAGTTCAAGTGTTTATGAGCGACGGAACTTACAGCGTGCCAGACGATCTTTCGATTAACCTACCTAGTTTTGGTGACAACAATTACGCCGTAGATACTCTAAATAAAGGTATTGTTTTTAGAGGATTAGCACGCGGAACTAACAACGAGTGGCTTGAGGGTTATACACCTATGGGTTACTTAATGATACCAGCCGCGGGTGGCGACGGAGGTTTTGCTAGCAATCACTTAGAAGCAAGCAGAAGTAAAATAACTGAAAATGTATTAGATAATTTTCCTAACGCTAAAAATAACACTATATTCAACAACGAGGAAATAGAAGTTCGAGTTCATTACAGAGTTAATCACTATTCAGATTCAGCTAGTCGTAGAGCTCAAGTTACACTTGCTTTAATGGACGGTAATGACCCTCTTGAAAACATTCTCGATGATAGCTTGCTAGTAGGTGGGGTAGGCGCGGGAAATACCCCTGATTTAACCTATCAAAGCCAATCTAAACAAGTGTTACAGGGTTCGGCAAGCTTACCAATCGCGCACGTAAACGCTTATGGCAATGGAGATGGTGTTTGGAATGGTAACCTTTGGTACTACGATCCAGAAGACGTAGGATATCCTGATGCGGAAGGTTATATACATAATAAAGATAAAACTGCTGTAAGGTACTTTAAAATAAAAAACTCGAGTTTAAATGACGGAGATGTAGTAGTACAAAATTTAAAGTTTAGAATAGGTGCGCACTTTGAAAATGGCAACGGTACCTATGACAGCCACCTTGATAGGGCTCCAGAAGTAGTTATCACTGGTTTTAGTTTTAGAAAAATATATGCGCTGCAGCAATACACTGATTCTGACACTATAATACCAGATCAACCTATTGATGACGTACCTGGTTATGATATTCCCGCGTGGACTAAAGTATCACACACCGCGCCAGAGGGTGTTAACGCTTGGGAGTGGAATTTAAACTACGGTAACGAGCTGCTATATGGGATTGAAAATCTACCTACTGCAACAAACTCTGAGGAATTAGCAGACGGAACTATTGTAGAGTGGCAAGAAGGCCAAAATCCAGTAGATCCTTTTGGAAACGAATTAGCAGATCTTCCTGACGACGGTGAATACCCTGTGACATTTAATAGCTCTATTATAAAGCTACAAAACAGCGTAAATCATCACAACAAGTCTTTATCTACAAATGTTAAGGCTAATCACTGGTATCTCGTAGACATGTACATGGTTGACGAGCAAGGGCAAGATATTGATGACGAAAGTCTTTTGTCTAATTTAAATATTCAAATTTATGGTGTAGCGCCTAACAACTCTTCGACAAATTCTATAGAGGCCTTTCTTGGCGGTATTGGACAATCAATACCTACAGCTGAGGGTTCTGCCACTCGAAACTTAAAACTTAAGCCTATATTTAAAGATGATTACGCTGGAGGCTCGCAATTTGTTTTACGTGGATTATTTTATACGGGTGAAGATATAGCAGAGGGTATTATAGGCACTGACATTCTTCAGTTAAGAAACAGCGGTAACGCGCCAGCATACTGTAAGCGTTTAAAAATATTTGACGTAACGGACGAAGATTTTGCAGGAGGTACGTTTACACATTGGGATTTAATAGATGAAAACTCTATAATTATTGAGCGCGCTTTTGTTTCTGGAAGCGACGAAGAGTATTCTTACCCACGTGCTTACTATAAAAATAACAGACTTAATATATACAAGTCTACAAAAGGTATAAAACAATTTATAAGCTCGTTTTATCCTACTAACGATGGCTTTAAACTTAACTTCACTGTAAGTCCAAATACAGACGCTGATCAATTTGTAGACGGCGCTAAAGTTGTAGTTGCTAGAGGAGGTAGTAACGGGTTTAAGCTAGACTATGCTGCATCACAAGTTGGTGATTACGAAGTGTTGTTTAACATAGTCGAAGGAAATGTGGGTCAAGTTTTTCTTAATAGCGAGTTAATTGATATTGCTATGGTCGAAGAATACTCTGGTCAAGCTAAGATTGAGTTTAGAGGCTCTACTAGTGAATCAATTTGTTCTGTAGACAATATATCACTAGTTGATGTTACAAACTATTTTTCTACTACTGGAGCTGAAGGTGAAGGTGTTAACGCTTGGACTATAAACGGTTTTGACCAAACAGTTGAAAACTTTATTGCCTGGAACGAAGGGCAAATACAATTTACCGAGGCTCCTTCGCTTATAAATCAATCTCAACCAGATGGCGCTGTGTTTATATCTCAAGACATTGGTGCTTTGCAACCTAACACTACATTTGACCTGTCTTTTGACGTTGAGTTAGAATCTGGAGCCTTACAAGTGTCGTATTACACGGTAATTCAGGGTATAACTTATGGTTTTTCTTCAATAGTAAACTCAGCTAACAACGGGTTTTTTAATGCTTCGTTAATTATTGAAGAAATTGAACTTGATCAAAGTTACAATATACCTATCAACAGCTTAGTAATAAAAGCACACGGTACAATAGATACAACCACTGGAGCCGTTGATAATATATTTTTAGTAAGAACAATATTACCACAAAACTTAGGTGCTGAAATACAAACTGTAACTTACAACGAAGACGTTCAAGGCTGGGTTAGTTTTAAATCTTTTGTGCCTGAAAATGGATTAAGTTTATCTAATCAATATTTTACTATGGATAGAGGTAGGTTGTATCAGCACTACATTAATAACAATAGAAACACTTTCTACGGTCAAAGCTATCCATCTACGTTAACTTGTATTTTAAACGCAGAGCCTTCTACAGTAAAAAACTTTAAAACGCTAGCTTACGAAGGTTCGCAAGCAAACGTAAGTGGCATATCTTTATACAACGATGCTCCAGAAACTGAGATACAAAGCTACCCTCAATCGCTAAGTCTTCATCCAAATCACGGCTGGAGAGTATCTAATATATATACAGATATTGAGTCTGGTTCAATAAACGAATTTATCAACAAAGAAAACAAGTGGTTTAACTATATAAAAGGTAATCAAATATTTGGATCTTCAAACGTTGATACTTCATCATTAAACGTGCAAGGTGTAGGAATAATAGCCGGAACACAATTCGAATAACATGGAAATAACAGGATTAAATATATCTACAACATCTCTAGCTAAATCTGGTGAAAACAGATCTTTGTCAATCACTGGAGACAGCGGATCTAGGTTTGTACTTGTGGTTGTTAATAGTTCAGGCCAGTTTTACAACTTTGTTACAAAAGTTTTTACAGACGGTCACGTTCCTCAAAATAATCTTAAAGGTGTTATTTCTGGTAGAAATTTTACTACTAAAATACAGTTTCCATCAATTAGTTCAAATAAAACGTACAACGTTATTGTTACCGCTGATGCTAGCACTGATACAACTGTATCAAGAATAGGTGGTGTTTTCAATACTGAAATATCTCAAATACTAGACGCTACAATAACATATCAGTATATTACCGCAAATACTGACAACTACGCTACGTTCCCGTCTTCAACAGCTATAACGGGATCTCCTATTAAAAAGGTGTCTTCTGTATTTAGTGTTAATAACTTAGTCACAAATGCATCTACTGACGCTGGCGGCTTTGGTTTAAGACTTATAAGACAACCCTTGCCTGAAGATTTAATATACAGAAAAACTCAAACAGTTGATGGCGCTATAACTGGTGGTACTGAAGTAGTGTTAGATGATCTTACTGATGTAGCTGTTGGTATGATCATTGTTGGTGTTAGTAGTGGTAGTTTAGCGGCTAACGGTTTTGTTACAGCTATAGACTCTAAAAGAAAAGCAGTAACACTGCAAACAGCGCAAACGTTTGCTGATGGTATAACATTAACTTTTGAAGCGAGAGGTCCTAAAGTTATATCTAAATCAACTGGTATATTTTTGAAAAAAGTATCGTTGTCTGCCGCGACAACAAAAGAGTCTAAGGTTACAAAAACGACTAGAACAGCTACAAGCAGTAGCACAACAATAAATCTAGACGGCACATATGGTATCGCTGGAGGTAATTTAGCAACGTACTTTGGTAATGGTGTTGATAATTCAGCGTCAAATAGAGTTACTTCAGTAAGCGCTAGTTCTTCTGCAGGTAGTATTGTAGTAGAAGCAGCGCAAACAATACCCGATGGTACGTTATTAACTTTTAAAGGATCTAATAGCGAAATAAGAGTATTAACAAAGTTTATAGCAAACTCTTTTGGAAAACCTGTAGCAGACAGAACTATTAATCTTAATTTAGACAACTTTATAACACCAGGAGCAGCGTCATGATAATAAATTTAACATCAGCAATATCAAATATATCTTTGCAAGTCGGTGATATAGCATACTACTCGCCTGTATCTCAAATGTCAAGCAATAACAATCAACTAGCCGGTTACTCTATGCTACCTACTGGTGGTATGGAAATAACGGAGATAGGTCCTAGTTATATTAAAGTTGCTGAAAATATAACTATACCTGAAGAATCGTTTTTGCTGTTTGTTAAAAACAATCAAGTAAATACGTCTAGCTTGAAAGGGTACTACGCGTCTGTACGTATGTCTAATGACACTATAAACAGAGCTGAATTATACTCTTTAGGATCCGAGGTGGTTAAAAGTAGTAAATAACCGCTAAAAAATGTAACTATATATCAGTACAGTATTATGAAAAACAATATAATAAATATAGAGCAATGAGTTGGTTAGCAATTAAAGTAGGTTTAGGTTTACTTGGTCTTAGCCAATCAGCAAAAGCCAGTAAGCAGGCTAAAAAAGCTCAAGACGCGGCCTCAGAGCAAGCGGCTGCTCAGCTAGCGCTTCAAAAAGATCAGATGGCAGCTCTTGAAAAACAGCGCGAAAGGTATAGAGAGTTTAAATTTACAAACCCTTATGCTGGTTTAGAAAATCCATACGAAGATATTACAGTTAACCAGCAAGCGGCTGAGTTTCAATTAGAACAAGCTGCTCAGCAAAGAGCTAACATTATGCAAGGACTTAGCGGTGCTGCTGGTGCTAGCGGTATAGCTAGTTTAGCTCAAGCTTTAGCTGCTCAAGGAACTTTACAAACACGTCAGGTTTCTGCAGACATAGCTAAACAAGAGGCGATGAATGAAAGATTACGAGCTCAAGGTGATAGCGCTAGAGAGATGGCAATGAGAGGTGGCGAGCAAATGGTTCAAGAAGCTGAAATGCGTAGACAAGCTACATTGTTAGGCGTAGCATATCAAGGCGCCGCAGGTGCTGCTTCAGGTGTTCAAGCTGCCTATGCTAATCAGATGAGTGCGGCAGCAACATCCGCGCAAATGGCTGGTAGTACAGCAGGTACTGCATTTAGTTTATTAGGTGATATTGCAGAATTTTAAGATGAATAATGGCTAAAACAGGATTAAATATAGGTGCAGATGCTACAATAGTTGCTTCTGCTGGCGCTTTAGCGAAGGCTCAGAACCCGTTTGATATGAGTAAGATTAATCAAAATCTTGCTGAAACTCACGCGGCGACTATGAAGTCTATTGGCGATACAGCTACTAACTACATTAATGGCGTTAAAGAGCTCAATAAACCTCTCAAAGACAAGTGGGCCGAGATGCAAACAATGATAGCAGACGGTACTGTAGAAAGTCAGCAAGAAAGAGATGAGATGCAAGCTCAGCTTGATATATTTAGGGAAGAGATGAGAGGTATTCCTATGGGTAAAAAAGGCCAAAAACAAAGAGACGCGCTTATCTATAAGGTTAACAGGTATATGAAATCGCATCAAGCTGATGCTTTAGCAGGTGAGTCTTTTAGCAACACGATAGTAGATGAGTCTTTATATAACGCCGCTCAAACAGAGCATGAGTACCCTGGATTTCACGCACTTTCAACCAACTTAGTTGATCACCTAAAAAATCCTAACGCGCCGCTACCAGAAGGTTTTAGTGTAAAGAAAAATGATCAAGGCGTAAATGAGTACACGTACCAACAAGATGGCATCGAGCTATCAGGCACGTTATCTGACTTAGATGGCATGTTATCTCGTACAGATTATACAGGTATTGCCGAGTTTGAAGAAGTGTTTGGAGAAGTTTACGAAAACGTAAAAGGTAATAACCTTAAAACAAAAGATCAAGTTGTTAGTGATTTACACGATGGAGCTATGCAGGCTCTTAACAAAAATCCTAATTTATATAAAAGCCAAATTCATCAAACTGTAAAAGGTGAGAATACTACTTTTTACAAAGCGTTAATGGATCCTAATAGTTCTACTGGTCAAAAAATATTTACAGCTTTAGCAACGCTTCACCCTGAGTTAGACAATAATGAACACTCAGGCAGCGGAGACGGTGTGATAACGAAAGAAGATTTTGCTACCGAAGAGAACTATAATACTCTTGTTAATAGACTTATAAATCCAGGCGCTGCAGATACTGAACTAGCTCACGAGCTGTTGACAGAGTTCTATATAGAAAGCGAAGGTATGATGGCTTATAACGAAGGTGCTAGCCATAGAACTTATAAGACAGTCGATGATGATAATGATGACAAGAAAGGTGATGATCCATTTATTGGAGACGTTTACCCTGTTGACGAGAGTGGTGAAACTAAACATTTAAAAGTAACTGAGAGTCTTGTGGCTGCTGCTGCAGAACAGTTTAAAAATGCCGAAAGAACCAATGGTTCGTTTTACGGTTTTGATGGCCACTCATATATGTTTGAGAATGGACAATGGTACCAGCAATTTAGGACGAAGTCATCTTTAACGCAAGGCGGTCAAACCGACAGGAAAGGTGTTTTAGGACCTAAGGAAAAAGTATCAAGAGAAAAAGTTTTAGGTAATTTATTCTTAAACACTCGTATGAATAAATACCGTATAGACCAACCGCAAGAAGTTCCTCCTAACTTAGAGGTTGGCGTAACGTCTCAAGGTTTAGGTCTTGGTAAAAAACCAGGCGCTGCTTCGGGTGGTTTTTTCAGCAATCTTTTTGGAAGTAAATAATTTAATAAAGTATGCTAGATAAGTATATACACGAAGGTAATATTTACGATGTTGAAGCTGAAAATTTAGATCAGTTTTTAATAGATCACCCTGGTGCTCAAAAAATGGAAGTATTAGGCGCAGACAAGCCTAAAGATCAAGCTTTAGACTTGACTCCAAAGCCTTTTGAAGCAGATATTACTAGAGTAGACACGCCAGTGTTGTCTAGTTTTGAAGAAACACAAGTACAAGAACTTGCTTCTCCTGACGATATAAGAGAAAAAAGAAAGCAAGAAGCGGATTTATTTTTTGACGAAGAAAAACAAAGAGAAAATAAAGTATCAAACGTTACACTTGGCGAGTTTTTTGGAAGCGCTTACTCTAAAGAGTCTAGTTATTTTGGAGATAAAGTAAAAAAAGCTTTAGGCTCAAACGCATTAGACGAAAGTGCTTTCGCTGCTTACGCCGTGCAAGATCCAGCTGGTGAAGAGCTAAAAAAGGTGTTTAAAGAGTATTACGAATACATGCGAACTACTCCTGACGATATTCCTAATAGTGGTTTCTTTAAAAGCATGGGCAGAGTTATGACTAACGCTGACGGTAGTACGGAGTATAAAAATATGTCTCTTTTTGATGTTGACACAATGTGGGATAATACCTGGGGTAAAATAACCAACCAAGAAAAAGACTCTGCTGAAAAAGATCAAGAAGTAATCGCTATAAACCAGTTGATGGGTAAGTCAGAAGAAGAGCTTACTCAAGAAGATACTACCAATTTTAACACTCAATTAAGCAATATTGAAGATCTTGATATTAAAACTTACGGAGGTTTATCTACAAGTGATGCTACAAAAGAGCTTAAATTACTTAACAAAAGACTAAGAGAACGCTCTATACCAGACAGCGAAATGGAAGCTGCTCTAGCTAGACACGCTGAGTTGGTGGATGAAGTATTTTATAAAGATGAATACGAAAGAACTGGAGGGGATATTTTTTCTAGTATA